CTTATTTTTTACGTAACTTACCCAATGTTACAGCAAATCTAGCTCTTTGTCCAAGTTTTCCTGGTTTCTTAGCTGCTGCTCGTAACTTAGATGCTGGAATTGTGTCCCCTTTTTTAATTCCAAGGGACTTTCTCAATGCTCCAGGCTTTTTTATCGCTTTTTTTATATTTAACGTCATCTATTTTCTCCTTTGTATTTTTCAATATCAACGTTAGGTATCATCTTGTCCACACTTGGAATAGTTTTACCTAAAATTGTTTTTTCAATCGAAGTATCCGCTCTTAAATGAGCTAGCTCTTCATTTTGTTCTATCTTCTCTTCTTGAGTGTGTTGATTCATCATTGCCTTCATCCGATCAAGATTAATTCTCTCTTCATCTTGTTGTTTTTTTCTAAAATTATCAGCTGCTCTAATATCCAGCTCTCTTGATCTTAATTTAGCAATTGGATCATGATCGAATTGAGAAGTAATTTTCTTTTCTTCGTTCATAAACTCTTCCATCATTTCTGCAATTAAAATAGCTTTCCTTGCTTCAATTCTTTGTTGCATCATCATCAACTGCATCTGTAGTTGCGGATTCTGTTGAGCCATTTGTTGCATTTGCTGTAATTGCGGAAGCTCTTTTTTAAATTCTAATTCAATTTGTTCTTGAGCCATCAATGAAATATGTTCCATACAATTTTTTTCTAAAGAAGCCATCACCATCGGATTATTTCTAGCCATGTTGGTTGCCATAAAACTTAAGTGAGCAGTCATGTGCGCTCTATGATCTTGACCTGGAAACGCTTGAAAAGGTTTTTGACCCATAGCCATAATATTTTCTAATGCAGGATCAATTGGTGTAGGCTGAGGTGGTTTGATCAAAAGTTGATCAATATCTTTTACACCTAACGCTTCATACATAGCTCTATAAGCTTGATACATATTATGCATCTGGGGATTTGCGACTGCCAATTGCAACTCTGTTTGCGCGAGGGAAATACGCTGAGTTTGAGAGAAAATGTTAGGGTCAGCAACTGGCAGTATATCTACCCGATCATCAAAGTCTGTTTGTTTAATCATTCTTTGACCCCCAACTACGTCGTACGGATATTCCGGTGGTAAATATAATTTAAATACTCTAGCTAATAATTTAAATTCTTGTTTAAGTGCTGAGTAAATTCTTTTGTGTATCGCGGACATGGTTCGACTGCCTCTTTCAAGAAGAGCAACAGTAGTACCCACAGCTGCTTGTTGATTGCCATCACCAACTTGTAAATCAGCGATCGATGCAAATCTTTGTCCAGCTTGAACAACAATACCCATTAATTGTAATAAAGTTTGAGAAGGCTCTTTAAATGGCAACATCATAAATGAATCTTTTAAGTTACCACCTGGAGCATCTACATCTCTAAACTCACCTGGTTGAATTGATTGCGCATCATCTCTAATTCTAATGCCACGCATTTTAAATCCGGCGGGTAAGTTGGAGAGCGTACCCGCATCCAATAATTGACGTAGAGCTGCAGTTGCAGTTCTTGATAGACCACCAATCATATGGATGAGACCGAAGCCATAGAAACCTAATCCTGGTAAAAATTTAAAATGAACAAAATAGTCTATTTTATTTTTCTTCGGGTCTCCAATTTCATAATTTCGTTTAATAGCTAAAACTTGTCTTGATGATTCTTCAATTGTTACAATGTAAGGAATTTTAATTCCAGACTGTTCTCCAGTTTCTTTATCTGTATCTTCAAAACCTTCTAGGTCTAAATTAATATGACATTCTAGAATAGTATAAACATCATCATCTTTAGTTTTTGTTTGACCTTCTAATTCTCTCTCTTTTTTCTTAACATCATCTTCTATTTGAGCAGGAGTTCCTAATTCTATATCTCTATAAAAACCTGCAACTTGTTGTTTTCTTAATTCGTTTTTAGAAATTTTAATTCGATGTATGATTGCTTCCGCTTCCTCTAATGAGGTAGCTGTATACGGAACAATCAAATCATCTGCAGGGACAAACTTTGAAGTTGCTCTTTCTGCTAGTTCGTCATAATAAACTTTTTTAAATGCTGACCCTGCTAGAGGTAAGTAAAATAACATTTGATCAAAATCGGGCTCATAGTCTTTCATTTTTTCCATGAGCTCGTAGTTCATGTAATCTTTTACTCTCTCTGCTTGTTTTGTTTTTTCTGGGTTAGGTGCACCGATGGATTGTGTTCTGACAGGCCCATCAGCCGGTAATAATTCTTTATATGCCAACGCTTGAAATTGAGTAACCGCCTCCGCAAGAACTGGGTGAGTAGCACCCGATGCTCCTTGGAAAGGTTCAGTTCGCATATCATATTTAAATCCTAATAAATCTAAACCGGTAGTATAAGTTCTTTCCCACTCTTTTCTACCCATTTGATAGTCCATATATTTTCCAGATAGGTCTGCTCCCATTTCTGATAGAGCTTGTTCTGGTAAAAATTCTGCTAAGTTTGCGTAGTGTTCATCACTACCTTCCATTGATGCAGCAGCTGGATCAAAGTTAATGTCGACTGATCCATCTTCTTGTTCTGTTACTTCAACGCCGTCACGAGTTTCTGCAATCTCTTCTTGAGCTTCAAAAACTTCTTCTTCTGCCGGAACGTGAATATTCTTACGTGGCTCGTTTGGTAGAGCTTTGTCTATTTTGTCTGCCATTTATTTTCTCCAATTTGACTGTTTTAACAGTATTATAATTAATATTCAAGCCCTGAGGCATGGGTCCTGATTCAGGCGGCAGGAGCCAGGTCTTAGGATATTTTGAGTTTTTTGATTTGGTCTGCATAAGGTCCATATGTTGGTTTGTTTGCTGTAACTACTTCTTCTTGTTTCTCTATATCCATATTTTCATATCCTCTTTTATCTCCATCCATTTTTCCTTTTAATGTGAAGGATTCAATATTCTCTTTCATTTTTGGTTTAAGGTCTGACCACATTTCAGCTATTTCGGGGCCAGCACCATAAGCGACAGCCAATTCTTCATTTGTTAATCCCATCTCTGCAGCTTTAGCTACATCAGATACTCCCCATCCAACCATAGCAGGGCCTATAAACGGAATTGCAGCTCCAACAGTTCTTAATCCGAATTTACCTAACCCTTTTGCAAATTTACCAAAGAGTCCGGCTTTTTTAGATTTGTTTGTTAACATTTGTAGATACTTTGTTTTCTTTATTGCATTATTCTGAGCGTTTTTTACATTCTCTAAAAAAACATAACTTTTTTTAATACCCTCTTTATCAATATTTGAGATTTTTCCTTTTGTCCATTCAGGTTTAAGTTTTCCCTTCTCCGTAAAATATTTACGTACAAATCCTTTTGTTTCTTTTTCTGACATATCAGAAAATTCATCTAGCATATCCATAGAGGATGATTTTTGAAAAACTTCGCCATATTTATTACCACTACTTAAAGTAACCGTTTTATAACCATCAGATTGAGATACATACTTCATTAATTTATGATCAATTTCTTCTAATTGTTTTATTTTTTCAACTTTAGATAGATTACTTTTTTTAATCTTTTTTATTTTATTTTCTGCAACATCAATTTTATAATCTAGATCAACAGCTTTACTAGTAGATGTATTCCCTGCCATGGCTTGGTTAATTTCTTCAGGTGTATAAATTATATCTTTTGGTTTAATTTTTGCGTCAGGATTCCAAATATTAGTTGCATGACCTTTTTGAATACCGCTTCCTGAAGTTGCAGCTTTATAGCTCTCAACTCCCTGCGCGGCTTTGATAGCGTTTAACCGTTTATCTTTAGTTATATAAACTTTGTTAGGGTCTCGAGGGGGTATTTTTTTAGGATTATCTTTTCTGTAATTAGTTACTGCATTTTCAGCTTCTTCTAGTGTACGAAATTCGTCTTTTAGTAAGGCATCTTTGTAGTCACCACCTATCCCTGCTGTCATCTTACCTTTTATATCAGCGGGTCTATCTAAAATTAAAGCCTTAAAAATAGTTATTTTTTTTCCGGTTGCTTTATCTAAATATGTAATTTTTTTAACATTTTCACTAACCGTTACTGGTTTCCCTAGTTTTGTAACACCAAAATCTAAACTTCTTGTTTTTCTGTCTCCTATGTCTATCT